CAGATCTTGGCTGGTGACGGCACCGGGCAGAACCTACTGGGCCTGATTCCGCAGGCCACGCCGTTCAATGAAGCCCTGCGCGAAACCGGCGATACGAAGATCGACCTGCTGCGTCGCGCGATTCTTCAGGTTCGCGTTGCCGAATACCGCGCCAGCGGCATCGTGCTGAACCCGGTGGACTGGGCGGACATCGAACTCCAGAAGGACGAGCAAGGTCGCTACATCTGGGTGAACGTCGTGGAAGGTGGCGTGCCGCGCCTGTGGAAGCTGCCCGTGGTGGACACCACTGCGGTGCCGGAAGGCGAATTCCTGGTCGGTGCTTTCAACATTGCCGCCCAGGTCTTTGACCGCGAAGACGCCGCCGTGGAAGTGTCGACGGAAGACAGCGACAACTTCCGCAAGAACATGGTGACCATCCGCGCCGAGGAACGCTTGGCCATGGCGGTCTATCGCCCCGAGTCCTTCGTTCACGGCGAGTTCGCCACCACGCCGTAAGGCGGCATCTGTTGGGAGGGCTTGGCCACACTTTGGCCCTCCCGTAAGGAGCAATTTATGTCGTACATCGCTTTGAGAGGTTTTCTCAACGGGAGCCAGTATCAGAAGCGAGGCCGGCCGATTGACGTTTCGGGTGAGCGCGCCCGTGAACTTCAACGGCTTGGTCTGATCGCTGCGAGCGAGGGCAAGGCGGCGCCTGCACCGCAGAACAAGATGCTGCCGGATGCCAACAACAAAGGGGGCGAGAACGCTTCGTCGCAGCCGGGGGATGCCTCAGCACTGCTCAGCCTGAACGCGCCGGAAGTCGTTGCCGGAGTCGGCGAAATCAGTGATATCGAGGTTTTGCAGGCCTTGCTGAACGCTGAACAGGCGGGGAAGGCCCGAAAATCCGTTGTCGAGGCAATCGAGGCTGGGATCGCGGCGCGGAGCGCGTAAATGGACCTGGTCACTATCGAACTGTTGCGAATTCACTGTCGGGCGGACTCCACTGATGATTCCCTGCTTGAAGTGTACGGATCGACAGCGGAAGAAAGCGCTCAGGCGTATCTGAATCGGCGGGTGTTTTCGACGCCAGATGAGATGGCGGCGGCTGTGCTTGCTGGGGCGGCGGGCAGCGACCCCATGGTGGTGACCTCCACTGTCCGCGCGGCGATCCTCTTGATTGCTGGAAGCCTCTACCTAAATCGAGAGGACGGGCCGGATTCAAAAGCGCTTCCTATCGGCGCGCAGGCGTTGCTGCAACCGTACCGTGTGGGGTTGGGAGTATGAGCATTTCTGCTGGCAGTTTGCGCCGCCTTGTTCGCATAGAGCGCCGCAGCCCCGGGACCGACGATGCGGGTCAGCCCAATGGAGAATGGACTGAGGTTGCAACCGTCTGGGCCGACCCGCGCGGACAAACGGGCATGGGGGCGATCACGAGAAACCAGGAGAACGTCGGCGCTTCGATCAACGCCTACAGCTTCCGAATTCGATTTCGGAGGGGCATCGATCAAGGAATGCGCCTACTTGAGTTGGAGGATGGGGAGCCGGTGGGAGATCCATTGGACATCAAGAACGTTCGCATGGATTTGGCGGGCCGAGTTTGGACCGACCTGATTTGCGAGCAGGGTGGCGGCGATGGCTAGTGGCATACAGGCCAAGTTCGACACTTCCGGCTGGGCCGCTGGTCTCGACCGACTGTTGGGGCCGGCTCGCGTCAGCCTGGCGCGCTCCATGGCTGTCGCGGGCGGCGAGGTGTTACGGGACGAAGCCAAGACGCGTGTGAACACGCATAACGGGGTACTGGCCGGTGCCATTTACCTTGCGTTCCGCGATAAGCACTCATCCGAGCGGGAGGTGCAGTACGCCGTCACCTGGAACAAGAGCAAAGCTCCCCACGGCCACCTCGTGGAGTTCGGACACTGGCAAATCTACGCGGTGGTGCGGAAGCCGGACGGGAGCTATGTCACGGATAAGCGCCGAAAGCTGGCGACGCCTAAGTGGGTGCCTGCATATCCGTTTTTGCGACCTGCATATGAGGCTTCGGCACCTCGAGCGCGGGCGGCAATGATTCAGCGGGGGCGCGAACGGCTGCCGCAGTTGCTAGCCGGTCAAAAAGGGGGAAGCGATGAGCCTTGAAGCGAAGCTGAAGGCGCTTTTGGGGCCTTTGGCGGACGGGAGGGCATACGCGGACGTCACGCCGGACAAGCCTGCGTTTCCGCTGATCGTCTATCAAGGCGCTGGCGGGGCCGAACAGTGGTACGTCGAAGGAAAGCGCCGCGAAAAGCGCCACCAACGCGTCCAAGTTTACGTTTGGTCCACAAGTCGCATGGAGGCTAGCGCCATTGCGGACCAGATCGGCACGGCGCTTTGCGAAAGTGACTTTCCAGCAGTTGAGCCGTATGGCGCACCGACCAGCCTCTACGAAGAGGCAATCAAAAAGTACGGCACACGCCAGGACTTCGGTATCTGGTATCTCCCCTGACTTTTCCCCCTGTTTAAACACCAGACCCGGCCGCGCGCCGGGTTTTTCTTTTGAGGAAAGCTATGTCTTCCATCTTCATCAACGGCACCCGCTATTCCATCTCCACGGGGCTGGGTGCTGCGGTGGCCATCACCGCCATTTCCAATGCAAACCCCGGCGTAGCCAGCTCCGCTTCGCCTCCGGTCGACAAATCCGTGCTGGTTGTTAAGTCGGCCTGGACCAATTTGAATGAAACGGTTGCTCGTTCGGCCAACGCCGATGCGGACAGCTTCGAGCTTGAAGGCGTCGATACCACCAGTACCCTCCTGTACCCGGCGGGTGGTGGCGCGGGAAGTGTGCAAGCGGTCACAACGTGGGTGGACCTGGACCAGGTGCGCGATGTCGTGATGGCCGGCGGCGATCAGCAGTTCTTTAACTATCAGTACGTTGAAGACCCGACCAGCCGGCAGCGTCAGAAGCCGACTTTCAAGAACGCCATGACCATGACGGTCTCGCTGGACTACGACCCGGCCAAACCGTGGTACGCGGCGCTCATCGAGGCGGATCGTCTGCGTGAACCGATTGTTGTGCGTGGCGTACTGCCGAATGGTTCCACGATGTTCTATTACGCCTACCCGTCGTTCAACAAAGTGCCGGTGGGCCAAGTGAACGAGAACTTGCAGAACTCGGCAGTGTTCTCGCTGATTGCCGACCCCGTCCGCTACGAGGCCGCGTAATGACGTTCATCATCAAAGCAGCGCCGACTATCGATGCGACTCTCACCATCGTTGGCCAGGGCCGTGAGCAGCAGCTGAACGTCACCTATCGCCACAAGACCAGCAAGGAATACGCGGCGCTGATGAAACGCCTCGCGCAGGAAAAGATCACGGTTTCGGATCTGCTCCTGGAGCTGGTCGAAAAGTGGGACGCGGATCTGCCTGTCAGCAAGACCGCGATTGACCTGTTGTGCGAGCACCAGCCCGGTGCGGACTTGGCTATCGCCAGCGCCTACAACGAAGCGCTCAAGGTCGAACGAAAAAAAGCCTGATGCGGGCGGTGGCGGCCTTCCTGTGGGAGCCGCCGCCGGCCGCCACGCTTGCAATGGCCGGGCTGAAGATTAGCGACTTCCCCCGGCCGAGCGCGGAGCTTTGGCAGGAACACGTAGCGGCGTTTGACCTATTCATCCGCAATTACACGCAGTGGCGTGTAGGCGCTGGTGGGCCGGTTGGACTGGATTACGCCGTTCTTTACCTGGACATGGATCGTTCAGGCGTGCCGAAGAAAAAACAGCGCGAAATCATGGACGTTCTTCGGATCATCGAACGGGCGGCCTTGGAAATACTTCACAAGAGCTGAACATGGCACAGGAAAGCATTGGCACTGCGCGGCTCGACGTCGTTGTCGATACCTCGCAATTCGATAGCGCCATCGCCGCAGCCAAACGCGGCACCAGCGATATGTCGCAGGCGGCCCAGGCGGATTACACCAAGCTGGCTGCTGTGGAGCGGCGCCGTGTTGATGCACTGGTCAACCAGGCCAACACAATTGGGATGACCCGAAAGGAGCAGATCCTTTACAACGCCGCCTTGCGGGGTGTGCCGACCTCGATTCTCGATGAACTGAAGGCGAAGCTAACGGCGACGGGCGCGGCCGCTGCGGTCGCAGGCAAGCAGCTGAATCAGTACGGAATGAGCAAGGCAGCATATGACAACGCCATGCGCAACGTGCCGGCGCAGTTGACCGATATTGTTGTGTCGCTCCAAGGCGGACAGAATCCTATGACGGTCGCCTTGCAGCAAGGCGGCCAGTTGAAGGACATGTTCAACGGCATTGTGCCTGCGGCGCGTGCATTGGGTACTGCCTTGCTCGGGCTGATCAACCCGTACACGCTGTCTGCTGCGGCTGTCGCGGCGCTGGTTGTGGCCTGGGTTAAAGGATCGTCCGAGGCTGAGAAATTCCGCGATGCGCTCATCCTGAGCGGCAATGCAGCAGGGGTGACGGCCGACAACCTGGTTGGCCTGTCGAAGGGGCTTGGCGAAATCACCGGTAGTCACTCCCGTGCGGTGCAGGCCTTGAACGCGGTGACGGCATCAGGAAAACTCTCTGGGACCGCGCTGCGTGACGTGGCGCTCATTGCTGCGGAATGGCAGCGCGCGACCGGTACGGAAATCGAAAAGACGGTCGAGACGTTTTCCAAGCTCGGTAAGGACCCGGTTGCGGCGGTTGTTGAGCTGAATGAACGCTACGGAATCCTGAACGGCGCAATCTATGCCCAAGTGCAGGCGCTGGCGGAGCAGGGTCGGGCGCAGGAGGCGGTTGAACTCGTCGCCCGCCAGGCCGCTTCGGAACTCACAAGCAGGACCTCGGCCCAGAAATCCAATATAGGGACGCTCGAATCGGCTTGGAAAGCGCTTGGGTCAGCTGCCAGCGCAGCCTGGGACAAGATGTTGGATATCGGGCGTGAAAGCTCGGTTGACGACAAGATCAGGTCGGCTGAGCGTGAGGTCCGACAGCGAGCGGAAAACATTCGACTTGCCGCCGAGGGCGGCGCATCCATCAGCGAAAAGGAGCGTTCTGGGCTGAAGGCGGCGCAGGGCTTGGTTGACACGCTGAAGGCGCAGAAGAAGGAGGCAGAGGACGCAGCCAAGGCGCAGGCCGAACAGCTGCGTATCAATCGCGATGCCATCCTTGCGCGCGAGCAGATCACCAAGCTGATTGAAGATGGCGCTTCCAAGGCTGAGAAGCGCGTGAAGGCTTTGCGGGAGCTGGATGACCGCATCGCGAAGGCACAGAAAGACGGTACGGCGCTGGCCGCATCCGACATCAAGGCGGCGCGAGCGGCCATAGAACGGCAGTACGAAGACAAGGGCGCCAACAAGCCCCATACGGACGACAGCGCTACTCGCCTTCTTGCCGAGTACGCGCAGGCCGAAGCCGCCTTGCGCGGCCAACTGATCACGCAGGAAAAGCTGGGAGCCTGGGAAAAGCGCCGCCTGGAGTTCGAACAGCAGATTTCCGACCTCAAGACCAAGAAGACCCTCACGGCAGACCAGAAGAGCCTGCTTGCGCAAGAAAGTCAGTTGCGCGTGGCGTTGGAAAAGAACGTCGCGGCCGAGAAATCGGTACGCCTCGCGCAAGAGGCGGCGCGCGTGGAGGTCATGCGCGCCAGCCTGAGTTCGTCCCGTGAGGTCGAACA